GCGAGAAGTTGCCGCAAGGGCGAACCCGTACTGGACGACATCGAAGCGGGAACTGGTAGAGCTATGCGACCCGGACCCGGACATAAGCGAATGGACAAAAGCGGTCAGAGACGAATATTGTCCGTATGGTTTTGCTGGCTACTACGGCGGAGACGGAGAAGCGAACAGCTTGAAAAGCTGGGAGATGAAACCGCGGACCATAAAGATTGAGTACTACGACAAGCGCGGAATCAAGCAGACGATGATCGCGAGCTGGCCGGACTTCGCAAGGGAGATCGCGGATCTGATATGGAGGGGTGAATATGGCGAAAGTATACGTATTGACGAGCGGAGCATATAGCGATTACCGCATAGAGGCCGTAAAGCTGGACAAAGACCAGGCGGAAACGTTAGAACGGATTCATCCAGACTGGAGCATTGAGGAATACGACACGGACGATATAAAGATATTAGAAAAATATCGATATTACGTTTCCGTCAGAGATGATGGAGCAGAATACGCAAACATTCCATACTTCGAGCGGACTGATATGGTATTAAATCGCCCTCGTTATTACAAGGCGTGGGAATGGCGACAAGGATGGTGGGAAGTATACGTCGAAGCAAAAGACGCCGAACACGCTAAAAAAATCGGCCTTGATCTAATCGCGAAAGAAAAATACAGAAAGCTAATTGATGAAGCGGAGGGCGAAAAATGAACGATGATTTAATCAGCAGACAGGCGGCCATAGATGCACTATGGAAGGCACTGTATGAGTATGAGGACAAGACAGAAAAGCAATTTCAAGAATCAGATGAGTTGGATGTCGGAGACTGGATGCAACATCGTATTTTTGTTCAAAATATGAGCGATATAGACAGGCAGACCATACTTGCTTTGCCATCCGCAGAACGTGATTATAAATTCAATGAGTGGTGTACAGAATGCAAAGAGTATGACAAAGAAAAGCACTGTTGCCCAAGGTTTAATCAAGTGATTCGGACAACTTTGCAGGAGGTACAGGAAAATCGGAAGAAGGGAAAGCTTCTGAACGCAAACCCGGTTGGAGAGTGTTCCGTTTGCGGATGGTTAATAGACTACAGAGATGAGTTTAACTTTTGCCCTAAATGCGGATCAGACCTGAGGGGAGAAAAAGATGAAAAGCTATGAATGGTGGCGCGGCAGAAAGAAAAGAGTCCGCAAGAAATATACTCTTTTCCTGGGTAAGTATATATCACCGAAAGAATTGAAATCGTGGCACAAGGAATGGCAAAAGGCAAAAGAGAGGGCGAAGAAAAATCGCCGAGTTTTTGAGAAAGGGCTGAAGAATGCGGTTAATAATTGACGACATAGGGATCGGCATATCACGACTGGAAAACCGGAAGCGGCCTTCCCTTGTAATCATTACAAAAAACGAAGAAAGGGTCGTTGCATCGTTCCAGGGCGAAATTGCCGCCGTTGCATTTCAAGAGCATTTAATTAAATTCATTGAGGCCATCGGCGCGAGGGTAGAACATGATAGAACTTAAGCAATGCCCGTTCTGCGGATCTAAAAATATCTTATTCATTCCGAACGGAACAGCCCCAGGCGTTCCCGAGTATAAATGCGTTCCCGGCGTATTTGACTGCGAGGATTGCGGCCTCCGGGCGTCATGGTTTGCCAGTCGTCCGGAAGTGGCAGCGAAGAAATGGAACCGGAGAGAATACGAACAGGACGGCTTCTATCTTTGCGATCCGAAGAAAAACAAAGGATGCGCGAAAACGTCATGCTTTGAAAAAGGTGGGCCGTGTTATCTAACAGCGCGGGAGGAATGCCGGAGATGATACAGCTTGATCTGTTCAGCGAGATCCAGGACCTGCCGACGCCGGCGGAGTATATGGCGCAAATATTCATAAAGGACCACGAGCCGGAGATCCGCGAGATCGTCCTGCAGGAAGAGACCACGGAAGCGGTCGCGAAAAGATTAAAACGCCTAATAATCCCCTACGGATTCCACGGAAGATATGGATGGCCGGACCCGTACAAGGGATACGACGCCAGGCCGGAAAACGTGACGGTCTATATATCCAGCCTGACAGACAAGGCTGTTGTAACATGGGACGCCATAGCGTTTGAAGTGAAAAGGGAATATTGGAGATTCTGGTTAGATGAGAGAGCAAGGGAGGAATACAAACGATGAAAAAACGCGAACCGGGGGCGATCCTGTGCGGGTCGAGCGTTCCGATGCCGGAAGGCGTAAAGCCGCCAAAGGATATGAGCGTAAGGATCAACGTTGAAACGGAAGGCATGGAGGAGGCGCGGGAAGAAATAGAGATGCTGGCCGAAGCATACGACGGATTCCCGGCCCAGGTAACGATCAGAGGGTGCAGGAATTGCACGATCAACGTTTACCCGACACAGATCCAAAACAAGAGGGGGAAGAAGAAAAAATGACCATAGCAATCACAATACTAATCATGATCATTGTAATAACAGGCCTTGCGGCCGTTGTATCCGTGGGAAGCTATGAAAACGACGATGAAGAACAGGAAAGATATCTGAGAGAATGGCAGCGTACAAAGAATTTATCAGACACAAAAAAGAATTGATCCAGGCTATGCAGGACTACTCGGCCACATTGGACGAAAAGATGGAGATATTCCAGAGGACACAGCCGGGAGCGGTACGATTCGACAAAGTGGGCGGAGGCGGAACCCAGACGAGCGGCACGGAAGCGGTCGACCTTTACCTTGTCGAAATGGAACGCCGGCAGATAAACGAACGCCTGCAGAATTCGCGCGAAATCATCCAGGGAATGAAGGAACGGCTCCTGGATGATGAGACCGTCCTCAGAATGAGCATAGAAACAGACGACCGGATCTATTTACTAAGATTCATCGAGAAGAAAAGCGTTCCGGATATCGCCTCCGTTTTGCACTATTCGCAAAGCTACATTTTCCGGACAATCAAGAGAATTGAAAGCGAAATCTGAAAAGTGGTCACTCCAGGTCACTACAGGTCACAAAATCGCAGTTTTAAGAAATCGAAAAGCGTGATATTATTAAAATCAGCAACAGCACCGGAAGAAAACGCCGGTGCTTTTTACGTGGAGGGAAAGAGATGGACTGGAAAAGAAAACTTACCAGCCGCAAATTCTGGCTGGCCGTTAGTTTGTTTGTATCCGGAGTATTGACCGCGACAGGTCATGCAGACCAGGCCGAACAGATCGCCGGGTTGATCATGCAGGGTGCTGCCGTCGTCGCCTACATCATCGGCGAGGGAATGGCAGACGCCGGACATTTGGAGGAATAAAGATGGCAACGAAAAAAGAGAAGATCGAAGAATTCCCGGTCGAAAGCTTCCCGGAGCAGACGACCTTCAACACCGACGACATGACGGCGAAGGAAGAGGAGGAAGACTGATGGCATTTACTCCCAGGCTGACCCGGCCGACAAAGGGCAATAAATATTATATCCGCAAAGCGAACGGCGGATATTCAAACGCGATCCTGGGATATCCGACCGATCCGCAATGCAACGTCCTGGCTAATTGCGTCGGCTACGCATACGGACGATTTAACGAGATCGGAAAGTATGGATACTGCAAATACCTGGCACCCGTCAACGCGGAGCGTTTCATGGATTACAAAGGCTCCTGCCAGACGGGGATGACGCCCAAGCTTGGCGCGGTCATGGTATGGCAGGCAGGACCGACGAAGAACGGATCGGACGGAGCCGGCCACGTTGCGATCGTCGAAAAGATCATCAGCCCGACGGAGGTTATTACGTCTGAGTCAGGATACGGCGCAAAGAATCCATTCTGGACGCAGACCCGAAAGAAGGGAAGTGGAAACTGGGGAGCCGGAAGTAATTACAGATTCCTGGGATTCATTTACAATCCTGCCGTAAAGGACGAAGCACCGACACCGGCGGCACCGACGACCAAAGAGGTGCACTGCACCGGATACGCCACCAGCAAGGCGGACAAGTACAACCGGACGTTTACGGTCATTGCTAAAGCGGGGCTGAACATGCGGAACGGCGCAGGAACCACAAACAAGATCCTGACGACCCTGCCATACAAGGCAAAGGTTCGGTGCTACGGATATTATAGCACCGTCTCCGGAGTGGCCTGGCCATGCGTTGAGTACATCAACGAGGACACGGGCACGAAGTACACCGGCTTTGTTTCATCCGCATTTTTGAGCTAATGGGATTCTATGACGGCGCGAGATGGAAACGCGCAAGGGAAGCGGTCCTATCGCGCGATGATTACACGTGTCAGTACTTCAAACGATACGGGAAGATGCGGCAGGCCAACACGGTCCACCACATCTTCCCGCGCCGGGAATTTCCGGAGTACCAG